GCTCCAGACCCGCGAAGGGCTCGCGGCCATCGCGCTCAACGCTGGCGGCACCCAGTCCCCCGGGTATATGTCCATGGGGCGCGGGGCATATCCTCCGACCGGAATTGAAATGGCGCTCATCCCGCCGGGCCAGTTCGCGAAGATGCGCGGGGAATACATCTGGCTCTCGTCGCCGCAGCCCGCCGCCGGGTGCGACTTGGCGCTGGAGGGCGGGGCCAACGCGGTCTACACGCTCGGCAAGTGCGGCATCGCGACGGGCGTGAAGCTGCCCCCGAACCTCGCACAGCCTAACGGTCGAACGCTCATGTTTCAGGACCGGTCCATGAACAGCATAACCCGGTTCTGCGCCCAGGCAGACCAGCAATTCATTCTCCCGAAGGGCGACTCCCTGGCCCTGGCCGAGCGCATCATCGAGCTGAACAAGCGCGCCGGAGTGCGGCCCGAGTATTTTGCCTGTGACCGGACCGGCGCGGGCGCGGGCACGGCGGACCTTATCAAGAATCTCTGGTCCTCGGCCATCCATGACATCAACTACATGGAGAATCCGTCCAAGACGAAGATAATGCAGGAGGATACCCACACCTGCGACGAGGATTTCGACCGCATCTGGACGGAGCTTTGGTTTGCGCTGCGAATGCTCGGGGAGTTCGGTTACTTCATGCTTGGCCCTGTGTTAGCGTTAGATAAGCTCCTCACCCAGGTCACGCAGCGCAAGCTTCGCAGCGCCGGGAAGAAAAAGCGCATTGAGTCGAAAAAGGACTACATCAGCCGGGGCAACCCTTCGCCGGACGAGGCCGACTCGTTGACCCTCTTCGTTCACGCGTGCCGCATGGGAAGCAGCGCGGTGTTTTCCATGAAGGGCGACTCCGAGGCGACAATGAGCGACACGGGGCAGGACGGGTGGGAGGATGCCGCCTTCCCCGGCAATCCGCACCGGGACCCGACGACCCAAACCGATTGGCTGGACCAGCGCCAGATTGAGAGTGTATGATAGCGATTAACATCAACATGTATCCCAAAGACGGATACCGCTTCAAGGATGCGAACGGCACCCTTTTCGTCGGCCAGTCGTGGCTCGGCGTCATGAAGAAAGTCGAGAACTACCGCCGCCGGGCGAAGCTTCCTCCGGGCAACCCGGAAGCCGAGGTGACCGCCTACGCGTGCAAGCTCAACCCCAGCTATTGCTCGGAGGAGAACGAGGCCACGATACGCGCCCGCAAGACGGTGTCACTCAAGGGCCGGGTCCTGGCATGGCTGAACCTCGTGCGCCGGGCCGTGGAGACCCACAAGGCGCTAAAGTTCGTGGAGCAGGGCGAGGCGAAGGCCCGGGCGGGGGTGTGCGTGACGTGCGCGGAGAACGTGGGGCTGCCGGAGGGCTGCGCGAGCTGCCGGGCGACGCTAACAGCGAACCGCAAGCTAATCCTCGGGGGCAGCCGTCTGATTGATTCACGTTTAAACGGGTGCGCCGTCACGGGGGAAGACCTGCCCACTTCCGTCTGGCTGGACCAGCAGCGGGCGGAGCTGCCGAGCGCGCCGGGGCATTGCTGGAGGAAGCGGACCCTGTGATTTTCCCGAACCCTTTTCGATTCGTCGCCGCGATGGCTCGCGCCGCTTGGTGCTGGCTGCGAGGTTACCGCGTGCTGACCACCGAACAGGAGGAGGCTTTTCGGTGGATGCAATGCCGGGTGTGCCCGTCCCGGGTGGACGGCGACGACACCGAGCCCGGCGTTACGGGCCAGTGTGAGCTGTGCTCGTGCTTCCTTTCGGGCAAGCTGGCGCTCACGATGGAGAAGTGCCCGGACCGGCGATGGGGACGAATTTGGCGCAAAAAGCCAAGCTTGACCAGCTTGGTTAAAAACCGCACTACTAACTAGCTATGGCATACGACGGCGCGCAAAACGCTATTACGGTTACTAATCCTCGCAGCATGAATGCGATGGGCGGACTGGTGCAGAGTCCGCAGCTCACTGAGAAGGGCAAGCCCACTCAGCGGAGCATAAAGAACATCGGGCAGGCGCGGGACGTGTGCCGCACCATCATCATCGCGAACCGGCAGCGGCAGATTGTCAACAGCCGCATCCTGGCGAAGTATAACGCGGAGCGGCCATACGACTCCTACCGGCTGGAGTCCGAGGGACTCGGCTGGAAGCAGAACTTCACCACCAAGCCGCTCCCGCTGATGATTGAGAAGGTCGCCCCGCGCTTCTGCGACGCTCTCAACGGTCTCAAGTATCTCACCAACGCGACGCTTTCTAACAAGTGGCAGAACGCCACCCAGAAGACCGAGAAATTCCGCGAGACCATCACCAAGGTTTGCCGCGAGAAGAAAGGTTGGCGGACCCTGGTCGAGGACATCGCCTTCGACAACGCGCTTTTTGGCCACACCGTCTGCGCGTGGCTCGATGAGTTTACGTGGATGCCGGTCCACTTCAATCAGGACGAGAATTTTCTCCCCGATGGCTGCAAACAGACCGCCGGGTATGCGCAGTTTGTGTCCCTCAAGGAAATCCTCCTGCCCCATGAGCTGTTCGCCAAAATAAAGGACCAAGAGGCGGCGGAGGCCGTCGGCTATGACATTCAAGGCTGTATCAACGCGATTAACAAGGCGAGCCCCTCGCAGATTCGGGACCTGCTTAATATCGGCGGAACCCTTGAAACGTGGTATCAAAATGCCATACGCGAGCTTAACATCGGTGTTAGTTACATGGCCGGTGCCTCAGTCATTGTCGTTTACCACCTTCTTGTCCGTGAGGTTACCGGGAAGGTTAGCCATTATACCATGGCCGGGCCAGAGCTTGAGGCCATTTTCTCCAAAGACGACCGTTTTGACTCGATGGACGACTGTGTGTCGTTTTTTGCCTTCCAAAAGGGCAACGGGACCATGCACGGGTCAAAGGGTATTGGCCGGGATATTTATGAGATGGCCGGGATGATTGACCGGACCCGCAACGAGATTGTGGACCGCTCGTTGCTCTCCGGCAAAACGATGTTCCAGGGGGATGTCAAGAGGTTGCACACCTTCAAGATGACCATCTTCGGCGCGGCGGTCATCGTCCCCAACGGGTGGACGCCCATCGAGGCCAAAATCGACGGGAACGTGGACGCGTTCCTGAAGCTCGACGCGTATTTCGGACTGTTAGTGGACCAGCTCATCGGCAGCACGTCCCCCCGGCAGTTCGGCGGGGAGCGCACGACCAAGGCCGAGGTGGACCTTTTCGCCGCCCGCGAGGAAGAGGGCAAGGACGTTCGCATCCGCCGTTTTCTGGAGCAGTTCACCGACATGATGGGCACCATCCAGAAGCGCATTTGCGACCCCGACACGGAGGACGAGGACGCCAAGGCCGCCCAGGATACTTTGCTGGAGGAGATGACCCGCGAGGAGCTGGACGAGCTGGCCAAGCAGCCCGTGGCCGGGACGGTTCAGGACCTGACGCCCCAGGAGCGCCAGATGATTGCCGCCTTCTGCAACGAGAAGAAAGGCAACCCGCTTTACAACGGACGGGCGCTCGAAGTCGAGGACGGCACGGCGCGAGTCGGCAGCGATTTCGTGGGCCGGGTCCTTCTGCCCGCCAACGACCCGACCGAGCAGGCCGAGCAGCAGCGGCTCCAGCAGATGGAGCTGGAGGTGCTCACCAAGGGCCAGCCGGTGCCCGTCTCGCCGCGTGACAATCACATGATTCACCTGACGATTTTGATGCCGCTCGTCGAGGCCCAGGCCGGGGCCATGATGCAAGGCCAGTCGAATACCCAGTCTTTTGAAGCGCTCTTGGCACACATCAACGAGCACTACAACCGAGCTACTGAGCAGGGCGCTCCGAAAAAGCAACTGGAACCGGTTTCCGCGTTCCTCAAAAAGGCAGCGGACGCCCTCGCTCAACTTAAAGCCCTTGACCAGCAGGCACAGCAGGTCGCCCAGGCGTCTGACGCACACGACGCCGAGGGGCAGCAGATTCTCCAGGGGGAGCACCCCGCACTACAGTAAATCACCTAACACCCCGATGACATTGCATGGAAATATCAAACGACGCCTTACCTTGGGATTCTGAAGACATCGACCTGTGGAGGCAGTTTCTCCACTCACAAACTGGCACTCGGCTGATACCGAAGCTGCTGGAGGCAATCCCGCCCCTTCTCGAAGAGGGCGACACCAACAAGATTTTAATCCGCAGCGGGCTGGTCAAAGGTGTCCAGCTCACCGCGCAATCTTTGCTCGGGTTGGCTGAGCATCCCCAGAAACCGCCGGAGTCCCCCGAACAATACCCCGCGCTCGAAAATGACGCGGTGTGGAACGACGGCAAGAAAGTCGCCGAAGCCCCCACCTCAATCGAATAATACTTATGGCTGACACAGCTACCCCACCGGTCGCCGCGTTTCCCGACGCCGCGAAACACAACGCCGAAATCGCCGCCAAGCTGGCCGCCCAGGACATCACCGGGCACTCGATGGCCCCGGACCCCGCCGGGGACGCCGGGGACGCCCTTGATGCGCTCGCCGCCCAGGTGAAGCCAAAGGATGACGCCGCGCCCCCCGTGGAGCCGAAGGACACGACGCCTGCCGCGCCGACGCCGGAGGAAAAAGCCGCCGCCGAGGCTGCCGCCGCCAAAGCCGCCGAGGACGCGGAGCACGCCAAGCGCGCCGAGACGCTTTTCAAGGACTCGCCGACGCTCGCGCCTAACGCTTCGGTGAAATCCTCGGAAGCCTTTTCCGCCGTCAAGGTCCAGGCCGCCCGGGAGATTGCTGCCCGCGAGGCCGAGCTGGAGAAAATCCGCAAGGAGAACGCGGAGCTTCAGGAGAAGCTGAAGAACACCGCGCCGCCCGAGGCGCTCAAGGAGCTGTCGGAGCACCGCGAGTGGCGCGCCCGGCTGGACATTGAGGCCGACCCTAAATTCAAGGAATTCGACAAGCAGATTGCGCAGACGCACGAATTCATCTACGCGCAGTTGAAGAAAAATCCGGCGGTCTCGGACGACCTCATCGCGCAAATCAAAAAGATTGGCGGCCCGGACAAAACGGACTTCTCGAAGCTCTGGCCGCTCACCAACGACCCGGCGCTTCAGCGGCTCGTCGAGTCCAAAGTGGCGGACATCGAGATGACCAAGTTCAACAAGCAGCAGGCCATCGAGAGCGCGAAGCAGAACGTGCAGCAATACATGGCCCAGCGGCAGGAGCAATACGCAAAGAGCGTAACGCAACACCGAGACGTGACCCAGCAGACCTACGACAACCTCGCGGGCAAGCTCGAATGGTTCAAGCCGGAGACGGTGAAGGCCGGAGCGGACGCCGCCGAGAAGGCCCGCGTCGAAGACTACAACAAGTTCATCACGGAGACCCAGGGGCAGCTCAAGGAAGCACTCAACGACGACTCGCCGCAGATGCGCGCCGTCATGCTGACCGGCATGGCCCAGCTTTTCTATCTCCAGCGCAAGCACGACCAGACTCTCGCCGAGAAGACGGGACTGGAGAAGCAGGTAGCCGAGCTGTCCGAAAAGCTGGACCGGTTCAAAAAGGCCAGCCTCAACCGCATCAAGGAAGGCGGAGCGGCCCCCGGCGCGGAAGCGAAGATTGAGAAGAAAGAGGGCCAGCTCAACGTCCACACGGGAGACGCCCTGGACACTTTGGCCAAGCAGGTCATGGAAGAACGCCAACGAGTGGCTAACACTGGACGATGAACCCCGTCGTGCCTCTTGTCACCACTGTAAACGTGCTTCAGCAAAAGGTGCTCCTCGTGATGCCCTGGCTGAAGCACGTCAGCCCTCTCACGGCCTACTGCATGACGCAGCTCGCCGACAAGCGGCGGACGGCGTCCCTCATGCACTGCGGGGACGCCTTCATCGCCCACACTCGCAACACCTGCGCGGACCTTTTTCTCGCCACCAAGCTGGAATGGATGCTGACGGTTGATGATGACATGATTGTCCCCTTCGGCAATGCGGAGTGGTTCAACACCGTCACGGAGTTTAACTTCCCGCCGCAGTTCGCGGGGCTGAACGCCGTGGACCGGCTGCTGTCTCACGGCAAGACGCTGGTGGGCGCGCTCTACTTCGGGCGGCACAAGGATGGCCCGGCGGTCTACGGCGAAGGCATGGTGCATGGCGCGGGCGTGGCGGACGCCCGGAAGAACGCGCCGGTTAATATCCTCAAGCCGACGAAGTGGGTGGGGACCGGCTGCATGTTGATTCACCGCAGCGTCTATGAGGACATCGAGAAGATGTTTCCCCGGCTCCGGCGCGGGCCGGACGGGCGCGGCGGCCAGTGGTTCACCTCCTCGGAGCACAACGCCATGAACTGGATGAAGCGC